TAACCACTGCCCGGCTGATGCTGAATTATACAAAGGTCAATTCTGCGTTAATGATTTCTTCCGCACGATTGCGAATGTTGTTCATGGCTCCGACCCATGCCATCTGATTCTGCGTTTTCAGCTGCTCACTGATACCTTCCTTCTCTGCCATCTGCGTAATGAGCAGATCGAACCTGATTCGAGCCTGAGTGTCAATGTCAGCAAGATAACTGTGCAGCTTGCCGCAGAGAACGAGGTCGGAATAGGCCATGGGACGATGCTCTCTGAGATATTGTTGGTGCCTTCTACCCCAAATCCCGATGGTGTGTACTTCTTCCTACGGGATGGCCAGACACGGCAGATAATAATCTCCATGCAGTTCATACCAAAGTCCGTTGCTGCTGTTATAGATGTATTCTTCCATATTGCAAACCTCCATGTATTTACTTGAAATAGATAGTAACAAGCGGCTTTGAGGTGAATCAGCCAGCGGAGGTTGCGTCGCAGCCAGTGGCTACAAAATGGCTACAGAATTTCCAAGGACGCTACGGATAGCCTAAAATATGTGGAATATGTGGACGAAAAGCGTACTATCAGTGCATATTATCACGAGAAATTAAGGTCTGGCGCTCGAGTAGGAGGGATTTTTATTAAATTCCCGTCCTCTCACACCACCGTGCGTCAGACTGTCTAACAAATCCATTTTCTCTCTTTTCTTCTGTTGAAGATAAAACATTGAATTGTCTACACACCGTGTCGACAATTTCAAGAAAAATCTTATAAACTACTTCTTGAATTTATATCTTCCTTTTCCATGACCGGATACCGGTTCAATAATATCTGCCTGCACCAAATTGGAAAGAAGTTTTGAAGCACCTGAGCCTTTCAGCTCAAGAAGTTCCATAACTGCACTTCTACCAAACACCTCATCAAAACCAAACTTCTCAAAAAGTCTATGGATATGAACCGTCGTTTTTACTGAGAAGTCGCTGCCTTTTTCGGAAAATACACGTTCAATATCCACTTTTCGGTCTTGAATGTCCACTTTTGCATTTTCAATATCCACTTTTTCTTCGTTCAAAAGTCCACTTATATGAAGATTTTGATTATGAAGCTCATTTTTCTCGTTGTCTGCCATTCATGACCGCAAGTACCTTTCCACCATACTTTTTTATTTGAACCGAAAGTAATGTCATCGGGTGTAAGCGGTAAGTTTTCTCCGACCACTCCTAAACAAGTTCCGGATGTACTTCTGCTAAATTGTTATTCATAGCCAAACCTCAACCTCCTTGTGCTTAGAGTATATGAAGTTTTGGCTTTATCTCGTAGTTTGCGAATATCCGTATAAATAGAAAAAGCCCTTCCACTATCATCCTTTGCTCTATAAAAATATTCCTGTCAGTTTAGTTCAAATTGACCATCATAATTCTGCATTTTCAACTTCTCCTTTATTATTAAAATCTTTGTTCTATATGTAATTAAGCCCCATCAAACAGATTTCTCTATCCAATGGGGCTTCTATATGCAATTCCTGGCTAAATACCCCATCTTACTTTGTTATTCCGCTTCTTCCTCTGCATGGAAACCGGACATAAATCTTTTGAGCAGGAAAGAGCAAAAGTATGGGAAGGTATATATTTTGTCCTCATGTCCAATATTTTTTCTTGTCACACATATGTTCGAGTAATTCCGTCAATCTCCGTCACTTTCATTTTCAATATATTCACGTTTGTTATACTCTCCGTGTGGTTGTGTCAGACTTCGTTATATTGAGGGTATTTGTCACAAGATTGTCACAAAGCTGTCACGAGATCCGAACCGCTTTTATAACTGCCTCCTGCTCCTTTTTCTTCTCTTCGCTAAGGTCTGCGTATACGTCAAGTGTTGTATTGATGCTTGCGTGTCCTAACATATGGCTAACTGCTTTCATATCTGCGCCGACAGAATAGGCGAGGCTTGTGTAGCTGTGGCGGCTCTGGTGTGGTTTCCACACTTCTATTTTTTCCTTTCCCATCTTCTCCGCCTCTTTATTGTAACGCTTTGTAATACGCGCTATAAGCTCCCTAAAAGGCGGCTCGCTCCATACATTCCCGTTATTATTGAGAAATACAAAGCCCTTTACCTCTCCTTTTATGTTGCCTGAATCGTCCACACGTGGGAGGGTTGGGGTCTCTCTTGTGCTCTGCATCTTCAAACGCAGGAGGGCAAGTCTTACAGTGTCATTCATTGCGATCGTGCGGATTGATGTTTTACTTTTAGGGCTTCCTACTGCCAGAGTAAAACCGTAGTCTTTTTCCCTGTATCGGTTCAATGATTTATTTATGTGGATTTCCCCGGCTTTGGTGTCCACATCCTCCCAAGTCAACGCCGCAAGCTCTCCGATTCTCATACCGGTATTAAACAGAACCAAAAACGCCGGGTAACTATATGAATATCTGTCACTATTTCGCACATACTCCAAAAAGATTTTTATATGTTCCTCCGGCACCGGCTCCCGCTTTTCGCTTTCTGTCTGTGGTAACTGTATATTTTTAACCGGATTCTTTACTATAATATCATCATCAACAGCACAATCACAAACGATATTTAAACAGCTTTTGAGATTTGCAAGCGTAGAGTGCTTTTTTCCGTCTCTTACCATATCATTTATAATTTTCTGTATGTCTGCTTTTGATACCTTTGTTATTGGTTTCTTGCCGATGGTCTCCCGTATATAGGTATTATAATAACTCTTGTAATTGGTGCATGTGGTGGCTTTTCTTCCACTTTTAGCGTATAACTCTAGCCAGTTATCAAAATATTCGTTTAAAGTCGTTTTTGCGCTTTTACTGCTGATCCTGCGCCCTCTGTCTATCTGGTGTAGTAGTTCATTTTCTTTTTTTCTAAGCTCTATTAGATCATCATCTGTGATAGTTACCCTTTCGCCGTCTACCATCTTGCGAAACATATACCGGCGCCCCTTAGGGTCCCAATATTCCCCGGTCTTTAGTATGCGCCCTTTGTGGTCTTTTCTCTTCTCGCTCATACCCTCGCCCCCTCTCTGTCTAATATTTCGCCGCTGAGTGCGTCTATAACGTCCCCTGCGGCGTTTATTGTAATTATCATACATCCGCCCACACTATCCGTTATTTTCACGCTATCGGCTTTCTGTGGCTTTATTTCAACGTCTGTAAAGTGTTCATCTATCCATCGCATAATTTTATATTGTGCTATGGTCTGCGCTCCTTTTACCATATACAAAACCGCCTTTCTACAGAAAAAGGGCAACACGCCAAAAGACGCGCCGCCCCTTTCTTCAACTATGAGGCTTTTTGTCTGCCTCTGCTTTCTCATACCCTTGTTTATAAGCCTCTGCCACAATCGCCGTCATGGTTGCATAACTTACAGCCTGATCTTTAATATATCCGCTGTTTCTTGCAATCCTGTAGGCCTCATGCATCCCTATTAGTTGGCTCATTGGTAGCCTTTGCCTCCTTAGGAAATTCATAATTGAAAAATTGCCGCTGTGGCTCTCGCTTTATAAAAAAGTCTCTGATTCTCTTTTTTCTTGGTGTAATCGTTAAAACTATCATGGTATTATCCTCCCGGTATGTATGTTTTTTGTGTCCAGTCGAGCATTCATCGAATCTTTCCGGGTGGGCTGTCCATGGGGTTAATATTCTAGTATTTTCTGCGGCGTTCCGTAACTTTTCCCAATATGCAAACTCTTCCCATTTCTTCCGTTGCAATAAATTCATCTGC